TCGTCGCCGTTTTCATAATCGGCCACAAAGGCCTCGACAATATGATCCGGCGCATTGCCGACATTGCCACAATATGCGGCCACAAAGGCCGCTTGCTCTAATTTATTCATTATTAGCCTCTCATAGGTTTAAATGCGCTAACCGGCAATGTAATCTCTTGGAATATGTCGCCAAGCGCGTTAAAACACTCAATATAGGCAAAACCGGCCTCCAAGCGAATAGAGATATATCCGCCGTTTTTGTCGCCCTTATCAAAATTGATGAGCACGCATTGACTAGTGTCGTTTTCGTGCGTGTCCAATGACGGTGTAAGGCCGGATTGTTTTCTGAATACTTCAATAGCTTCATATATCATTTTTAATTTCCTTTCGTTTTTGATTTAAAAGTTAAAATTTCTATATTGCACGCCAGATCGTCAAAATTGACGCCGTTTTCGTTCAATCTGGATAAAATTATTCGTTCAATAATTTCCCTATCTTTTTCGCTAAAATCGCTTAAATGCAAATTGATATTTTTTAGACTCATTATTTACTCCCGTTAATGAATTGGAATTCCATTAATTACCTTGACTAAATTGGCCGCGGGTACATGTCGAACCGTCCCGCCATTTTCGTGCGCTATCCAAGTACCTAAAAAATCGACGGATACCACAGCGCCGTCAACGGATAGCACGCGGCCGCGTGCGTCGCCGTCGAATTTATTGTGGCCGGTGCGTGCGACGACGGCCGGCGCAAAGGCGACGACGTCGCCAATATTGAATTTACTTTTCATTATGTTTTCTCCCTTGTCAAAAAAGCAAGTTAGTAAGTACTCACTTATTTTTGTTGCCGATTTGACATGAGGGCAAGTGTCGGCAATGTTTTTTAAGTCGCTCATGACATGTTCAGGGCGTTTTTGCTAGGAAACATTATTGCCTATTTTTTAGGCAGTTGCCATTTTGGCATGAGGGCAATGAGGGCAATTTAGAATGCCTTTTTAAATCGGTGCGGCTACATACGTCGCGCCCAATTGCAGAGCTTATTAGCATATATATAACACTTTACTCAATTTTTTAATGACTAAAAAACAATTGCCTACAATTACCCGCAAATAGCTAAAAGCCCCGCTACGCCTATGTTATAGCGCGGGCAATTCGCGTTTTTAAATTGCCCTCACATTGCCTACAATTACCCGCAAATTATTTCACTATTTATTTAAAAGATTGTTTGACATTATTAAAAGATTGTTTTACAATTGTTTTGTAGTGTTGATTAACAGAAATAAAACGGGAGAAAATAATGACTAAATTCAAAGTAACTGTACGCCATACTGTAGCAAAAACATTTTATATCGACGCGGATAATGCGCGCGCGGCTTGCGATATTGCGCATGATCAATTCGATATTAATAGTGAAGAAAATCTCACTCAATATGACGTCGATACTCCATATATCGGCGATTTTGATTCTGAAAATAATCAGTGGGTGAAATTATGCGCATAAGCGAAATAATCGCGGGCTTATTTATAGCGGCCGTTTTTTATGTGTTTTTAGTGGCCTTATTTTTATTTTAACGGGAGAAAATAAAATGTTTACTTATATCTGTTTTTATAGAGGCAAAGAAATTACCGTCAACGCGGCCACTACTTACGCCGCGCAGCAAATGGCGGCGGCTATATTTAAAGCAAAAAAGGCCTATGAAATTACAGTGATGTTAGCGGCGCCGGCACATATTGCCGATTTTTAATTGGGAGATTAAATAATGAAAATTTCTAATACAAGCAAATTAGGTGTCCGCTCTTGGTCGTTACAAGCTATTGACACTTGCCCAGGCGCTATCGAAAACGGCGAACTAGTCGACGCATGCAAAGGCTGTTATGCCACTACCGGCAATTATAGATTCGAAAACGTGAAAGCGCCGCGTCGTCATAATCGCGAGGATTGGCAGCGCCTAGAATGGTGCGACGATATGGTCGACGAATTGGCACAAGACACGCATTTCAGGTGGTTTGATAGCGGCGACATGTACGCGCTCGGCCTAGCAGAAAAAATGCTAGAGGTTATGAAACGCACGCCATGGGTAAAACATTGGTTGCCTACTCGCATGCATAAATTCCCGAAATTTCGCATTGTATTGGAAGAAATGCGCGCGCTTAAAAATGTCGCTGTGCGTTTTTCTAGTGATTCTGTCACCGGCCAATTTACCCGCGGGTTGCATGGTTCGGTAATTATTCCTACTCCGGCCGATTTACCTCGCGGCGCTAAATTATGCGGCGCATATGATAACGACGGCAAGTGCGGCGACTGTCGCGACTGCTATGACAAAAAAGTAAAAGTCATCGCTTATCCGGCGCATGGCCAAAAAATGGGCAAAGTGATTCGAATCAAATTGGCCGCTTAATTTAATAGGGGAAAATACAATGTTAAATGATTATTTTAAATATACTATTTCCGAACATTTATTATCGGCAATTATTAACGACGATTATTCCGGCTTAGATAATGACGAAGAAAACGAACTAAACCGTTTTTTATCAATTGCGAATCATTATAAAAATGCGACATGGGATTTGCCAGAACATGATGACTCGCATTTTGCGCAATGCGACATTACCGGCTTACGCGCTAATTGTTTTGACGTGAAATTACATTTTACAAGGGAGAAAACATAATGAAAAGTAAATTCAATATTGGCGACGTCGTCGCCTTTGCGCCGGCCGTCGTCGCACGCACCGGCCACAATAAATTCGACGGCGACGCACGCGGCCGCGTGCTATCCGTCGACGGCGCTGTGGTATCCGTCGATTTTTTAGGCACTTGGATAGCGCACGAAAATGGCGGGACGGTTCGACATGTACCCGCGGCCAATTTAATAAAAGTAATTAATGGAATTCCAATTCAATAACGGGAGAATAAATAATGAATAAATCAGAGCAAGCGGCCTTTGTGGCCGCATATTGTGGCAATGTCGGCAATGCGCCGGATCATATTGTCGAGGCCTTTGTGGCCGATTATGAAAACGGCGACGACGTGTCCGAGTATAGCGAGCACGCAACGTCAATAATGGACGCGCTCGGCATGTGGCACGCCGGCGTGCATTTTCAATTATCTAAATCATTACGGGAGCTTAAATAATGAAAGCTTTTATTTCTAATTTAAAGCGCGCTATACAAAACCGCGAATCGGTGACTATTGGCGGCGGCCAATTTTCGCCGGATGAATTACGCGCTGTTTTATCGGCGCTTGACAATGGCGACGAAAAAGAAAAAGCGCAAGTAATAGAAAAACAATTTGCGAACGTCGATAAAAATCAGTCCGAATTATTGGCGCGCGCGTATGGTATAGCAGAATCGCACTTTTTTAGCGACGACGAATGCCAAATACCTTGGGAACCGCTCGAGCACTTAGACGACGACGAACTAAGCGCGCTAGTCAACGATTTAGCAGAATCAATTTATCAATCATTATTATGGGCACAAGGAAAAGCAAAATGAAAACGAATCAATTATTTATCGACACTAGCACGCGCACGCTTGAAGAGCTGGAGCGCGCCGCATACATGGCCGGAGATATACAAGCGGCCGAGCTATACGCTATAGCAAACGATCCGCCGGTATCTGAACGCGTCGCCGAATTGACGGCCGATTTAAAAGAGGCGGATCAATTGATTGAAGATTTAGAGCAAAAAAACGACGAACTGCGCCGCGTGCTATATCAATTGATCGATTTAGACCCTAAAGATCACGTTACATTGTTGCGCATTATTCAACGTGCGGGAGCGGTATTATGAACGCGCCAGAGGCCTTGTGGTGGCCACAAAACCTAGAGTTTTACACTTACTTGGATAAGATCGACTGTTATCTGGAATATCAAGAGCCGGACTTAGACTGTAATTATCATGGCGGGGCGCAATTAGTGCACGCATTTGCGGGCGGGGTTGATATAACCGATTTTCTATCTGATAGCACTGTCGAGGCTATAGAGAGGGCGGCATGTTTGCACTTTTGGGAGTCTTAATCGCCGCGCTTATCGCTATTCTGTTAGAATTGTAATCACTCCCGCCTGTATGCATTACAGGCACTTAGCCCCGCCCTAGAGCGGGGTTTTTTTATACCTATTTATTTAATTATTTCACTAATCGCACAGCACTAGCTGCGGGCACGTCTTCCGCTAACCGGCGCAACTCTGCTTTGCCTAAATCGGCCATATCTGGCGCGCAAAATAGGTGTTTTTTAGTTTGAAATTCACGCGTGCCAATTCGACCCATATCTAGCCATCCCGCCTCTTTTAGCGCATGCAACAGCGCCGCTTGCGGTATCTTATTGCCTGCTAGACCGGCCAAGCGATCGCACAACGCGTAAAACGGCGACGCGACGACACCCTTGCTAAATTCACCTAACCTATTCTCAAGCTGATCGACTAAGAATGATTCAGCGCCAGAACGGCCTTGTTCTACCATAATGGCCTTTGCTTCGGTCATTGGCGGGGTTGCGCCGGCATTAAACGCGCTCACGTCCCGCGCATGCAGCCAAGCGGCCACAGCGGCACACCCGCCCGCGTCAAGCCACTTCCATAGCTTAGCGCCCGCCTCATCGCTCATTCGGCCGGCTTCAGAGTACACAACGAACCATCGACGGTCTTCAGAGGGCAGCGACAAGGGCACGCGCTCATTTGAGAATGCTAAAACGAACATGCGATTTAAGGCCTGATATGGATGCATGCCTTTTCTGTTTACCGAAATAAACTCTGGAGGGGCTGCAATGACTGGTTTTAATTGGTTTTCTAATGCGCGGCGATCTTTTGCTTCGGTTTGGCGCAGCTCTTCAAAAACCATGATCTCTGATTCATAGTTGTAACCCCACTGGGACTGAACTTCCTCATTACGCACGATCGCGACATTACGACGTGAAGAACGCGCACCGCCAACAGCCCACAAAAATGGCTCATACAAGGAATCTTTTCCTGAGCCTTGACGGCCAATGTGCAAAATCGCGTGATTAATTTTGATGTCAGGGTGTTGCACTTTGTGCGCTATCACGTCAAGCATGTGCTCACGCTCACGCTCGTCTGGGATCATATGGTGCAGATGATCGAGCCATGGCGTGATGTCCCCTGCCACTGGCGTGGGTCGAGCGTCAGCCCATCGATTACCGTACACTTGACCTTCGCGGGTAACAAGAACGCTCTCGCCTGCCGCGTAAGTAATGCCAGCCAATGCATGCGCGCCCATCGCTTGCCGGTTTTCATCAAAGCAGACCGAAGCTTCAATGCGGCGCTTGACCTTACTGGGATGGATGGAAAAACAAGTCACATGTCTAAACAAGGCATTAAACGTGCCGCGTGACAGTTCACGCCTATCATTCATATCAAAGTAATTGTCATCGGCTTGAATGTAAGCAAAGCGGTTGTACCAATCAGCCTTTTCAACACGACCAATCTCACGCCGCTCAACTTCAGCGATCAGCTCTGCACCGGCGTCTGGAAATGCGTCGGTGGGCTGCAACTTAGAAATCGCTGCGTCCATCACCTGCGCAAGTAATTCATCACGTAAACCTGTGGTGTGTTTCGGACCACCATTGGCGGCCACCCATTCGAGGAAAGTAGCAGAACTAAAATCTACACAATGGCTATGCAGGCAACGGTAAGCGCGGGTGGCAGGCATGTAACGCCCTTCGGGGTTGCCGTCGGTGTGCTCGTCCTTGTTGGGGCAGATCACGCCCGCCCATCCTTCGGGGTTGGGGTGGGTGAGCAATAGACCTTGCTGAGACAACCACGCCATCACATCATCTGCGCCATCGTCGGAAATCCGGATTGGACGCAGCTCAAGTGACTCGACTGGCACTGGCGTCACGTCAAGCGCCTTGCATATCTGGTCAAGCGTGTATTCACGCTCAGGATTGAAATGCGCAAGACGAGCTGCAAAGTTGTTTTTGTTCGGCTTTAAATTGATCGAGCCTGGCAACCTAAAATTGCGCACTGGGTTGCAGGCGCCTGGGTCGGTGTATCCGGCGTCCGCTATCGCTTTAATCGCAGCGGCAAAGGCTGCTTTGGTCGGCTGCTCAGAGAATGCATAGCCCCACTGAAACGATCCCTGTGAGGTTTCCATGATCCACGTCGGGTCAAGCGGCGGTGTTTTGGACTTAGTGCCAATGTCGTCAAGCATCATGACCAAAACGTAATCACAATTTGCAGCAGACGCTGAAACATGCCCATCTTTAAAGCGATCAATGATAAATGACGCGGTATTGGCATACCATGCGCCAATTCCGTCATGTTTTGACGGCAAATAGGCAGGCCAAGTGGCTTTTATCGCTCCATCGGCGTGGTATTGCAACGGTTTGAGTGGTTTTTGTTTAACAATTAGCGCGGTTTCGCCCTCTGGCGCCAATTTTGTGATAAATTCTAAAAAGTTCATGTTTTCCTTTAGTAGTAGAGCCGCCTTGCAGGGCGGCTTTTTTATTTGCCGTACCGGCTCATCACTTCAACCTCCGCATTCAGCGGTAATCCTTGCGCCCAGTCCGGCGGCGTACACATCACGTCTTTTAGTTTATTTTCAGCGGCTGGATCGTCAGTCTCAAGCACAATCTCGTCATGCACATGAAGAACAACGTCAGAAAGTTGGCGTAAAGAATGCCTCAGCAAATCGTTTGCTATCGCTTGCGTTATGTTCTCACAGGCTAGACCCTTCCACAAGCGCGCTCTTGGCCATTCTTTGGCATCTGCTGCCGGTTTCCATGCCGCTTTCACGTAGGTAATATTCTCGCCTTCAAACTTAGCGAACGGGTAACACAGAATGCGCCCGCTTGGCAGCGCATACCACAGGTGCTGACCGTCATACAGATAAGTCACACGACCTGCTGAGAACTCACGCCCTTTGTTGCGTAGCGCTCTTGTGTACGCTTCTTCCAACTTCGCCCAGTATTTGACTGCCCACTGATTAGCACGTCGCCATGCGTCTACAATGCGGCGGGAGTCCGACTCAGTCATGACCACACCATACGCACGCCCCATCGCAGAGAATGCGCCGATGCCACCGGCAAAGCCTAGCGACAGAATAGCGACCTTGCCGATCTGGCGTTGATCTTTTGTAACAGCATCCTCAGCGACTCGGTAAATACCGGCAGCTTCACGCTTGTAAATGTCTCGACCACTACGGAAAACATCAAGCACGTCTTCCGCCTGTGGATCACCGGATGCCCATGCAGTAACACGCGCTTCGACCGCTGACCAGTCAGCGACAACAAACTGTTTACCTTGCGCCGGTATCAGCGCAGGGCGAAGCATGCCTTTTAAGACGTCGGTGATTCGGCGTCCGTATTTAGGGACGATTGCGTGACCCCGTACCATAGCCTGCCGTACCTCGTCTGGAAGTTCTGCACACTTGCGGGTGAAGTTGTGGACTTGTGCGCCGTAGCTTGAGGCTCGGCCTGTTGCGCTACCTCCAGCAAATACGAAAGCTCCTCGCACTCTTTGGTCGTCTTCATCAGCAAGGTGGCTAAGTCGGCTAAATTTTGCGACAGACGACGCCCAGAGGTCGTCTGCGCACTGGATAACATCGGCAACGTGGGGCGGGATTTCATCATAATTCTCCAATGCAAGTAAGTTGGCACGTACGGTTTTATCAATGGAATATTTCTCGCCATTCCACATTAGTTTTTTAGCCTGCTCACCGACACGCTCAAGCACCCATTCACGCATGCGTGGTGAGCGAACGGAAGTGATCACGCCATCGGTTAATTCATTAACTAAGGTTTGTATCTCGTCAAGCTCTGCTGCTGCGTAACGGATAGCAGCTTGTGCCAATGGCAGATCAAGAAGCACACCACGATCGTTGATTTGCTCGTTGACATGATAGTCGGCTAACTCTTGCTCGGACAATGGTCGCATCGCTTTTGAGACAGCACGCATAGCCCGCACGTCCTGTTCGCAATACGCAATCATCTCGGCCATTAACGTGGCGTCTTCTCGGAAAGTACCCTCAGCTTGGGGTACAGAAAGTAATCTAATAAGTTGCGAACCTCGATGGTCTTTGCGCATGACACTGCTGATTGCTCGGCCGACGTCTTCGAGACTCCCAGGTAAGCAGTTCGCACGCGCTTGTGCAGCGGTGCAGACGAATTGTTCGAGCTTAAAGTTAACCTGTAAGACATACCAGAAAACAAGGCGCTCAAAAGCGGCATTGTGCGCGTATATGCGCCCTGTGTGGTTTCGTACTGCATCGGGGAATGGAGCATCGGGAGTCCATGTGACAACTTCATCGTCATCAAAGGCGTAGGACATACATAGAACATCCGTGCTTGTATCTTGCGCATAGTTATAGACTCCCTTTGTTGTAAGATCACATCGACTGCGTGTCTCGAAATCGACCCATAGTATTTTCATTTTTATCTCCCGAATACGACTGAGGACTGAGCGCCATGGTTCCCGCCAGTGACGATTCTCAAACTAACTCTTGTTTAAAAAACCCAATCCTCATGCGTATTAGGGCGGGGTACTCGCTGCACCTTTCGGCATCCGCTTTCCCCCTAAAGATTAACTACGGCGACGACGTGTTGGTGCTTCCTCGGCTGCTGCTTCAGCTTCAGGCTCACCATCCATAGACACCCACTCCAGTATTTCAAACACTGGTGTGTAGATACGACCATAAGACTTATGCTGATAGTGATCTTTCTTTAACTTCACGACCGGCACAGGCTTTGATTGATCTTTCTCAATCTGCTCAGCAATAGCAACGCCAAGTGCTTGGATCGCACGCTTACCGCCAACAGAGGTAACGGTGTAACGTGCTTCTAAGCCCTTGTCTTCACCTGACAGACATTTAATCATCATGCCAACTTGCTGCTCCCAACCTTTCTTAGCGTTAGGCGGCGCGCTTTCCAACTCTGGCAGCGGCTGAGTAACCGACACCATCTTTTCACCCAATACTTCACCATCACCCCATGCGATGAAACCATGCACGAACGAGAATGGATTAACTGCCCATGTCGATTCGTCATCGACTTCAGTCTGGTCAGCGCCATAAACCCAGTGACCTGTTTTATCCATCTTGATGATGGCAGTGCCTGCTGCGCCTACGTCCTGCTCAAGCGTGCGTAATGCGGTGGTGAGAGTTGATACGGATGGGAGGTTTGCTAATGCGAATGACATTGTAGTTTCCTTTATTGAAGTTTAGTTAATGCGGCTTTCAACTGAGAGCCGATTTGCAGCACCGCTGGACGTGGATCGGAATCCGGCGCCAACGTATTACCTGACGAGACGGATACAACCAACTCGCTAGGGAATTCTTTTTTGCCTACGATCTTTTCAATCTGCGCAGGCGATTTTAATTTTGCTTCTACAACATCGCTAATAGGCAGCGACATGTTGTTGACGAAATGCAGTGTAGCCTTTTCTTCATCAACCCACTGACGTGTGCCACGCTTAGCGACTAACTTAAAGCCTGGGACTGGTTGATCATTCTCTAACATGCGCTGCGCTAATGCACGCAAATCTTTCAAATAATCCTCAATCACACCGGCTTGCTGCAATTGTAATGCGATCTGCTCTTTAGGCAGGTCTGCTAACTGTACCTTTAACGCACGCTCAACGGCGCCGGTCATTTGTGGGCAGATAGGTTTAGCAGTACACCAACGGCAGTGGTCGCCTGATTGCATAGGCGGTGACGGCCATGTTGACAAGCGCACTGCATAAGCTAACTCTTGCTCAAACTGTTGGACACGTGCAGGCGTTGTAACCCAACGCTTGACCATCGGAGGCTGAACGATAATGCATTCTATTTCTTTGACGTCTTTAAATACCCATGCTACTTCAGCGGTACGCATGGCTGCGGCGGCGTAAAATAGCAACTGGGGATTTTCTTCGGCATCGACGACAACCCCATCACCGAACTTCCAGTCGAGTACCACAGCTCTGTCGCCAATACGGCCAAGTAAATCAGTAGAGCCAAACACGCCAGGTAAAAAATCACCGAATCCCACTCGGCTTTCAACAGCGTATTCCATGATTTGTTCAGGGTCGATAGCATTGAGGGCTTCGAGAGCGGGAACAATCTTCTCATCGTATAACTCCTGTGTCAGCACTTGCTCTTTGTAGGTGTCGCCAATGACATTGGTGTCGCCATCTAATATCTTGGCAATTGCGGTATGCAATAGCGTACCACGAGCGGCGTGTTCGCTTTCTAATTGTGGTGGCATCTTAGCAACAAGTGCAACTGATGCAGGGCAGTTGATGACGCGTTTGGCAGTTGACCCGCCGACGATAGTTGAATGTGACATTTACTCTCCTTTACTGTTTGAGCCTCAACTGTAACACGAAAATAATTGTTGTGCAAAAGTTTTTTAGGGTATATATTTGAGCCATGTTAGAAAAAGAAATTGAAAATCATTTTGTTTGGGCAGTCGAGCGCATGGGTGGTAAATCGTGGAAGTTCACATCCCCCGGGCGCAAAGGTGTGTCAGATCGCATAGCCTGTTTGCCTGATGGCAGTACATGGTTTGTCGAGCTAAAGCGCCCTAAAGGCGGTGTGCTGTCACCACTACAAGCGCAATTTCAAAGTGAAGTTGTTTGGTTAAAACAGAAATACGCATTACTACATACGAAGGAATTAATTGATGAGTGGGCTACAACTGCGGCCATATCAGGAAGAAGCGGCTGACTTCTTATACGAGCGCGATCGAGGCATGATTTTAGCCTCTGTCGGCGCCGGTAAGACTGCTATTACGCTAACCGCTATGGTTGCCATGATCAAAGACGGACACGCCAAACGCTTTTTAGTTTTAGCGCCTAAGCGTGTGTGCACTGACGTGTGGCCAATCGAAGCAAAGAAGTGGACAAGCTTGCGCTTGAGTGTAGCAGTCGGTACACCGGCGCAACGTGTAGCAGCACTGGCCACTGGCGATGTTGTAGCTACAAATTACGACAACATTGGTTGGTTAGCTGAACAAAAATTAGATTTTGATGCAATTGTGTTTGATGAATTGACCAAGCTAAAGAACCCATCTGGCGCACGCTTTAAAGCATTACTAAAAATTATTGAGCAATTCAAAATACGTTGGGGTTTGACTGGATCGTTTACCAGTAATGGTTTAGAGGATGTGTTTGGTCAGTGCAAGATCGTTGATCAGAATCTGCTTGGCCGTAGCAAAGGCGCATTCATGCAGCAATACTTTGTATTGATGAATAAAGATTTTGGTGAATGGGCGCCACGTCCTAATGCGCTGCCGCTAGTGATGGCTAAGATTAAACCGGCGACCTTTGTGTTGGAGTCTAAAGAATACAAAGACAAGTTGCCGCCATGTCATACGGTTGAGATGCGTTGTGCGATGGACATGACAAAGTACAACGAGATGAAAAAAGATTTTGTTGCTGAGTTTCCTGATGCAAAAGCAGTAGCAGCAAATGCAGGCGTAGTAACGGGTAAGTTGCAACAGATGTCAGCGGGATTTGTTTATGAGACAACCCGCGTTGCGTCTGAAGTGCCAGGTAAGTTTGTTACCACACAAAAACCTATCTGGATGTCTAACCATAAGTTTGATCTATTGGAGGAACTACTAGATGAAAATCAAAGAGCCAATACGATCTTGGTATACCAATATCAAGAAGAGGTGGCGGAACTTAAGCGACGCTATAAGAGATTGGCCACCCTCGATGACGTGGACGCAATCGCCAAATGGAATCGAGGCGAAACTGAACTTCTTGCCGTCCACCCTAAATCTGCAGGTCACGGACTCAACCTACAAACTGGCGGCTCGCGCATGGTATTTCTGTCATTGCCGTGGTCGCTGGAGTTATACGAGCAAACCGTGGGTCGTCTCCACCGAAGTGGGCAGATGCATGAAGTGTGGGTATACATCCTTATGGCGGAAAAGACGGTTGATGAAAAAATTTGGGCGGCGTTGCATAACAAGCGCGCCATTTCGGAAATAGCAATGGAGGAATTAAAATGGAAGTAGCTAAATTTATATACTTATTTGCAGGCTTGTTTTTTGGTATCTCGTTAACCTCAACAGCATGCGCTTTAACAATTCTTTATTTTTTTAAAGGCGATTAAATGAAACGACTGGAGTATTGGAGAGCTAAGTTACCGGCAGCGCGTGCAGAAGAACGCATACGGGAAAAAGAGCTAAACCAAATGGCGCGGGCATTTCAACGTGCAGTAGAGCAAGTATCTGAAATTGAACAAAGGATTGAAAATGAAAAAACTAAGCTGGCGCGCCCTGAATGAGCAGCTCCCCACGTTAACAGAGGAAGAGGTATTTGCCTTGTTAACTGCTGAGCGGTCAACTCATCGACGTGCTAATTATTTACAACGCCTACATCAACGCTATTGCGCTATGCGTGACAGCAGAGAAAGGATAGAAATATTAAAGGAAGCAGTAAGGCCGTGATTTTTACAGAAGAGCAAGTTAAAAAAATGAAACGCAAAAAGGTCGAAGTAAGACGTAAAGCAGAAGATAGGAGGGATGATGCTGAAAGACGGCAAACACATCAAAGAACCACCGCCCCAGATCGGGAAGTATTGGATAGCCCCAACGTGGATCGGCGATAAAACTTATGAGGAGCAATTTATGCAAACAGTATTACTTGAAAAAACTATGGAACCAACATGGAAAAAACTACTACTAAAACTACTACAGTCATGAAACACCACCGATTGTTAGACCACATATTAGTGGCCTATAAATTAAAAAGTGACCGGCAGTTAGCGCAACATCTAGGAATAGTACCGTCAACGGTGTGCAAGATACGGTCACGCGCATCTCCGTTAACGGCAGAAGTTATGCTGAAAATACACGACTATACAGGTATGTCAATTCAATCAATTAGGGAGCTTTCAAAATGAAAAAAATTATATTCTTATCTTTATTCTTAACCGCATGCTCAACTGTGCCTACCTACAACGAGCCAAAGTTAGTTGAGCAAGAAATGGTAATAGATAAAAAAATCCAGACGTTATCGCGCAACGAAGTGATTGTTGGCGTGCGCGAGTGCGAGACGAATGGACTCCGTGGTGTAATGGTCTACGGTAAACGTAAGATCAATGGATTCACCACGGACATCGTAGTTGACGTTACCTGCGCGCCTAAATGGAAAGACTAACTAAGATAGGTTGCGCGTTCGTCTTTGCGACGGTTTACAAGTCCTTTAAACTCTTTGCCGGACGCAAACCTATACAACATGAATGCATCCGCGGCACCGTCAAAATCGCCGCGGTTGTGTTTCATGCGCATGCTAGACTTTTGCAATGCGCCTAGCCCAGCATTGAACGAAAAAGAGCAGAGTGCGTCAAAGCGCCCTTGAGTAAGATTAGCGGGGCAAAGACGTAATACGCCTCGCTCAAACCTAAGTAAATCTGCTTGCAAAATACTATCGACTTCGTCATCCGACAAGGTTCGATCCCATTCTTTTGGGCAAGAGTAAAACCCTGTAGCTTTGGCATGTTTACGTTCCTCTAATGTCATGGCCATGTGTGCTGGCGGGGCTATTAAATGCCCCACGCCGGTGGTCCATAAAAGAACAACGTCAAGATACGGCTTCTTCCTGACGCCCTCATGGTGCCGTAGCATCTGCCTGGCTTTGTCGGACATTTTCATTTTTTACTAAACGCCTGAGTGCCAAACCAAAACGCAATAATGGATGCCAGAATTTGCATCTCATCAGCGTCAAACACTTCCTTAATTGCTTCCATGAATGGCACGCCAGTAGACCACGCCCACCAGATACTGGCCATATCAACGGCAATTAACAAACCTACAAACAGATATGTGACTACCGGACGAACTGATGCGCGAAGGTTAATTACCCATTGGGATGCACCTTGACCGATTGCTATGTCATGCGCGTACATCGCCTGACGTTCAGCAGAGGTGGCTTCGATCTGTAAATGCTGCGTATGAATTTCTTCGATGCGCTCTTGCGATTGCAGGCCAGCAGCCTGTAAGCGCAGTTGAGATTCAATCTGTAGTTGCGCTAATTCTAGTTCATGCTTCTTGTCAGACTTGTCCTGAAAGAAGTCTAGTAGCTTTGGCAGACCGCCCATCAAGAACGATACTGCGGTGGAGATTAGTGTCATCATTTTTTGCCTCTTTCTTCCATAAGTTTGATACGTACTTGTAGATCGTGAATGTCGTTGTAAATAGCTTCTTTAAGTTTATGTCTTTGCTCGGCAGATAATGGTGAATCCGTTGGAACACCTTGCGGCGTAATCAGTGCTGGCATCTGTCCTTCTATCTTTACTAAACGCTCATTAAAAGAACCAACTTGATTAAGCAGCCAGATGATTGCTGACACCAGCATAGGCACCAACGCTTTTAACAAGTCTTCCATTTTAAAGTTCATTGCGTCCCCTGATCAAACATCCATTTAATAAACCATGCAAACCCTGCGATGATTAGTGTAATTACGAAACCACCAACGCAGTTGTAGATTATGTTTAATGTCTTGGCTCTCGCCCTTTTCTTGCGCATCTTTTCCGCAACGATAGCTAAGCGTGCTTCTGTGGCGGCTTTACGCGCTGCTTCGGCTTTCTCTTCACGTTCTTTGCGTAAGCGGCTTAGACGATCCCAGAACTCGTCCCACATGCCTGATTCATCGAAATGATAAATCATAATGTGTTTGATCTGGGCGTAATATTGTTTGATCTCCCGATCCATCGCCATCATTTCCATGACGTACTCGGCGTCTGAGATTGGATCGGCGACTGGCTCACCGGCTGCGATGGCCATGTCTTGTGCTTTCTTTGCTTCTTCTAAGTTGTTGCGGCCAAGCTCGTATTTGCTTGCGGCTGTGAAAAACTTTTTTACCGGCGAAAGGGATTCGCCCAACTTCTTACCTGACTCGACGCATTCGTGGATGCTGTCGACAGCTTCTTTTGCCTCGTCGGCTGCGGATTTAATGCTATTGACTACTAGCTTTACGCCCTGTATTGCTAACCCTATTGTAATCGGGTCGATCATTATTTATCCTGTTTGGCCTCTAACCGATCAAATATTTTACCCAGCATATCTTTTATCTCACGCATGTCGTCTTTGTAGTCTTCACGCGACACATACATGTGCGGCATAGCACGCACGTCTACATCTAAACGGTCGATAGACTTGGACACGTTATTTAAAACCCACCCGCCTAAAAAGCCAGCTAACGCTACGGCTAGATTAAATAGTATCTGGTTGTCCATCAGGGTCTTCCCATTGACATGTCTCTTCGTTTAATACCCAACTATCGCTTGGCTTAGGTGGAATGAACGCATCCCGTACCGGATCATAGGTATACCCAATTCCTGCATAATTCTTACGAAATGGTCTGCCTTCTGGATGTTGCCCGCCGACCGTATTATATGACGTACGCTTACACAGCATCCCACGCAAATTGCCGTAGTGCTGTTCCCAATCAAAATTAACCTCATCCTTACCTGTTATTACCTCGGTAACAATGTAATTTTCATCTATAAACGCGTAATGTGCCATAGTTAATTAAATGTAACCGTACCGCTACCGGCGGTAAAGGTTGTTATTTTAAACCCGCCAGAAGTTATGGTCGATGCAGTTAAACCAACAAGAGATGCGGTTAGCGCCGACGAATATTTTAAAATCACCACGCCCGACCCCCCTGCGCCCGCCGCGCCTACGCTTGTGCCCGACCCACCGCCACCACCACCTAAATTGGCAGTGCCTGCGGTTGCATTAAGGCCACCTACTGAGCCATTGCCACCCCCGCCGGTGCCGCCGGTGCCTGCGGTTGGACCGCCAGTAAAGATACCCGCGCCGCCGCCGCCTGCATAAGTGACCGCTGAGCCGCTAATAGTTGAAGACGTGCCGTTGCCGCCGTTGCCGCCTTTGGACGCTGTACCTGTTTGTCCAACTGCGGAAGCACCGCCACCGCCGCCCCCGCCGAAGTTTGCGTTATTACCCGCATTAGAACCACCAGCATTACCTTGTGATGGGGTTGTGCTTGGTGTGTTACCCGCACCACCCGCATCTAAACCAGCTCGAACTCCGCCGCCCCCGCCGGAACCGCCTGCGGCACCTACCGACGTGCCGCTCGCAGCGCCGCCTCGGCCGCCGCCTGTAGAGGTGATGGTTGAGAATACTGAATCGCTACCGTTTGCATTAATTGCGCCGCCTGCGCCAACTGTTACGGTATACGCTGTTGCGGTAGAAAACGCAAAACTTGTACCTTCACGATAACCACCGGCACCCCCGCCACCACCTTGCGTGCCCCCGCCGCCACCACCGGCAACGACTAGGTAGTCAAGAAGGGCTATAGACCCGCTGCTAAAAAGCTGCCAAGCCGTGCCGTTATAAAACTCTGGCGCGCTTAGCGTAGTGTTGTAACCCATTTGACCGGCGCTAGGACTCGCAGGGCGACCCGCAGTCGTCCACGATGCGTTAGTAATACCTAGCGAGCCGTCAACTATTGCTGGCATTATTCGTACAAGATATTGATTGAACCAGCGTCAAAGGTGTCTGTGCCGCCTACTGTGGTAATACGAATACGGTCTAATACTCCAGATAAGGCAGAAGATACTCCTCCACCGCCGATAAACGTAGCAGTTCCGCCTGTTTGAGTTCCAGATATACTAAATACCCAAGTAGTTCCGCTTATTAAAACAAGTGTAGCAATTCCTGTTACAGCAGAAGCAGCGGTAGCGGCGCCCGTTAAAGGAAATCCAGTTGTTTGAGCTGTTGCAGTAGTTGGCGCGCCATTAACAGCATAACCCGATGTTGCCGCGTATCCAGATGTTGTGAATGAACCAGAGCCTATTTGAATTATTGGAATGTTTGTGCCGTTTGTACTAACATTGTTAAACATCACAGTAATGCGATCTACCCATGACGGAATGCCAGTAAAGTCGATAGACGTACCGCTTGTGGATGCTTGCGCAGTACCTAAAATTAAAGGCGCTAAGGTGCCAGTAGCAGCTACTAGTGTTTGCGTATTGGTGCCTGCTACAGCAGGAGCTACAAGAGTAATTGTGCCAGAGGTAGAACCTTCAACCGATACAGGTGGTGTGGTAATGCCAGTCGTGGCGTTAAGTACGATCGTCATATTATTCCTTTGGGTACTTAGCTTTAACTGCTTGGCAAGCTGCAATGTAAGCATCTATTTGCGCTTGATCGCCTTTTACAACGCCATCTAAATAATCACGATAATCTGGATATTCAGCAGCACGTTTTTCTGCATAGGTTAATTCATGTGTTGGACGTAAAGCTTCTGCTTCTGCGTCAGTTATTTCTACGCAACCACTTGGCAATAAATGTGCAAAAGACGCATTGTCAAGCCAATGCAATTCGTTATTTAAGTCTTTGTAATGTGGCATTTTTTATCCTTAACGAAGTTCAGCCCAAAAAGCGTAAATTGTTCCTGAAAATGAATAAGAACCACTAGGAGGCACAATTCCACAAACACCACCAGCAGTTACAGATGTTGTTGATGCTCCTTGAAAAACTTGTATTCCGTTTACAGTAAAAACTGCGCCGCCACTATTTTGACAGCCGACTGAAACAAAAATTGGTCTTCCTGTAGTATTGTAATAAGTAGTAGATGCTGCTCGGCTGCCTGTAACTGTCTGCCAAGTTTGGCTATAACCTAAAGAACTCATAGCAGTTAAAGCCTGACCACCTTGGCCTTGAATAGTTGATGGTGCTGTTGCCCATGCGCCTGCTGTAGCTTGTGTAGATTCGATATAGCCAATTACGCGGTATGCAACATTTGTTCTTGCAGTGGTCGAATAGACTACACTTGCAGATGTTGCCCCCGCACTAATTGCGGTTGTAGAAATAACGCCTGTCTCTGTTAAGTTTGTACCACCCGCAATGTTAACAACAGCTAATTCAATTGTGCCTGCGTTATTTAACGCTAAAACAATAATACGGGATTGAACAGCATTAACTGTTCCTAATGTCGCGCCAGAAGGCACAACTAAACTTGTTGGTGTTCCTGATGCAGTTGTAGTAGCGCCACTAGTAAGCGTAGCTGATCTAAAGCTTAATAATAATAAGCCGGTAGAAATAGTTAACGCACTAGCTGCAACAGACGCACTTAACGATTGAATTGGAAGCGCCATGTTTAAACTTAAATCCGTACCAATTACAATAGCATCCGAGCCACCTACTTGTATTGCGCCGCTGCCATCGGCATTTGCTTTAAGCCCCATTGTCATTTGATTCTCCTTGTTCAGCCGCCTCAGCATCATTTACTATCTTGGCAGCATCGTAAGCCGCTTGTTCTTCAGCCGTATATTCGACTTGAACTATCTCACCAGTTTGTACGTTAACGATTATTCTGTGTGTCATGATTTACTCATATAAAATGTTAATTGTTCCAGCATCGAATGTGTCTGTACCGCCAACCGTAGTAATGCGAACTCTATCTAATGCGCCACCAAGAGCTATAGTTCCAGCACTGTATTGGCACGATCCATTTCCGCTAATATTTCCTGATTGCGACCATGTATTACTTCCGATTAAAGCAATAGTCCAAACACCAGAAAATGTGACTGCTCCAGAAACACTATTTGTAAGCAAAAGACCAGTAGTTGCAGCAGTGGTAACACAAGTTGAAACATAGCCTGAAGTAGTAATTGACCCAGCACCAAGTTGAATTATAAATTGGTCATTAAAAGCTGTACTTCCATTATGGCTAACACCTGTAAACATCACCGTAATTCTTTTGGTTGTAGAAGGTAGTCCAGTAAATGTAATGCTTGTGCCAGAAGTCGATGCAACAGGAGTCGCAGATACTAAAGCTCCAGTAACACCACCAGTTGCAGTTAAAGTACCAACAACTGTTAAATTACCTGGGATTGATACAACTTGACTAGAGCTAATAGTCATTGCAGAAATACCTGCGCCGGAGCCAGTTTTAAAATCAAACGACCCTGTATTATCTGCTGAAAGCGATAAGCCATTCGTGGCGTTACCGGCAGTAATTACTGTTGCCATAATCTATCCTTAAATAATTACCCACCGTGAGCCGGTAGGTACAGTAATAATAATCGGCGCTGAAATGGTTGTACTTGATACGTTCTGCGATGCGCTAACGGTATAAGTACCTACGCCACCTGTTGCAGTCCCTAACGCCGTAATCGTTGTGCCAGCGGTTACACCTGTACCGTCAATAACAGAGCCTACTGCTAAGACGCCAGCAGTTACTGCGGTAATTGTTAATGTCGTGCCTGCAATACTACCTGTACCACCAAACGCGTCGCCTGTTGTTAGAGTACCTGTTGACATAGCATTTTTGCCAGCCGTGATTGTATAGCTAACAGTAATGATTTGATCATTTTCATATAGGATTGTAGTGCCGCCCCCACCGCCTCCGCCGCCTCCGCCGCCGATCGCACCCCACCCACTAGAGCCATAACCTTCAAATTGGTTTAGCGTTGTGTTGTAGCGGATCATGCCTTCAGATGGCACTTCTGGACGGTCAGACGTCGAACCGGAAGTTAGTTGCGTAAAGCTAAAGCCAGAGAAGGTTACATCCCCAGTAGCAGATAGATTAGTAAATGTGCCAGTGTTAGGCGCAACATCACCAATTGGAGGTGGTGAGCCGAACGACAGGTTATCCAATGGCACCACGATATTGTCGGTGGTGTATTGCGTGACATCATTAGAATCAGTGACAACAAACTTATAGGCGACGGTTGATTGCAGCCAAATGTTGGCCATACCGCGCGCGTCTAAGATGATTGGGTTAGTGTTAGCAGTAGCGCCTACTTGGTCAACATAAGTTGGAATTGGCGTTGTCGTGCCGCCTTGGTAGGTGTACACCTTACCTAACACTAACGGATTACCGTTGGCATCAAAAAACTGCTGCTTAGGGGTTGGAGTTAATGAAGCCATTTAATCATTCCTCAAATTGTTTTGGTTCTCAGGCGCTAATGCGTTATTTATCTGAACACCACCTAACGTGATAGGGCCACGAGCGCCTGCATATACCGCCCCTCCAACTGTCTTAAACGGATCGGCTAACTTTTGTCCTCTGGCTTCTCTTGCCAATGCTTTTTCCATTGCTGTTGCTGCGGCTTTTGGATCAAGCATTTCAGTAGCCATTTCAATTGCTAACTTTTGATTTATTTTACCTTGCAATCGGGTCAAAATAACATTTGCCACAGCGGTAACGCGAGACATAAAGTTTGGCAAACTAGCAGGCGCGGCGGGGAAAGTACGTCCAGACTTACCGCCTTCAGTTGCTTGCTTAGCAAACTCAGCTTCACGCGCTAAATCTTTGCGGATGTCTTCAACTATCTTAACTTGCTCAGGCTCTAATATTTGCTCAAGCTTATCAAAACGGCTTTGCCCAGTAGAACGTTTAATAGTTGTTGGCGCTTCTTTTACAGCAGCAGAAAATACGCCTGCACGCTCACCTACGGTTGTTTCAACCGCAGGCTTTAATTTGCCTTCAAGGAATTGACCGACTTGCATAATGTTAACCGGCTTACTAGCTTTGGCAAATTCTTCTTGCGCTGCACGATAGCCTGGCACTGAGTCAACAAGCATCTCACGCACATCGCGTAGTTCACCTTTAATAAACTTGCTGTCTTCTTTAGCCAGACGCATTTTAATGCCGTCAATTACTGAAGTTATTTGTTTAGCGTCGGTGCGTAGTTCGCCAGTTGCGCTGTCTACTAAGTCATTTCGTATTTGTTTAAGCTCACGCACTAATTGACGATTGCCAGGATTTTTAGATATTAAGTCATCTAACGTAGATGCTACTTTGCTAACGTCTGCTACGCCTGCGTCTGCTGCTTCATATAGCGGCTTAGATACTCTAGTACGTGCAGCTTCAGCAGCTTTTAACGCCGCTTCATCTTGCGCAATAGTACCTAGTGCTTTGCCTCGGGCAGCAACATTTGCTTGCCCACGTTCGTAGTATGCTGTTGGAAGTTGTTCTGATAGATCGCGTTGTAGTGCTGCGTATTTAGTTGCAGGCATTTGACCTGCTACTACAGTGCCTGCAATTGGGCGTACGTCTGCAACCATGTCGTCATAGTTACGCAAAGCATTAACGATGTCTTGCCCTCTACCTTCAGCAGCAGCAATTAAAGCGGTTTCTTTTGGCGCCAACATATTTCTAACCGCCCCAGTACCTTTAGCAACTAATTGAAAAGGCGCTGCACCTACTTTTACAACCGGCGTCACAGGGTTCGTATATGCTGCGGCTGTGCTTAATTTAGATGACGTGCCTACTAAACCTAATTTACCTGTCGCACTAGCGCCGCCTGTAAGCAACATAGATAGATCGCCTGCTGCACCAACTGGGTCGGTGTAAAGTGTATTGGCTAAAGCTTCTGCACTGCCGTATCTCTTTTTGTACTCGCCACCTACAGCGTTAGCTACTTCAATAGCTTTTTTATCTGCTTGCGCTAACGCTTCTGGCTCATTCCTGTGTACAAAATCAACTACTTCTTTAGGTAATATGTTTTGTACCGCGCCTGCAAGCGTATCTACCACAGCATTAGCAGTATCAATAGGATTTGTTACAGCTTGCACTATACCACCAAGCATTTTTTGGCCGCTTGGGATTACATTACTTAAAAAACCACCTACCGTACGTTCAGCAGGCATGCCTTCATTAGCATACACTTCAACAGCCGGCAAAGACTTTTCTTCCGCAACCGCCTCTTGATACGCTTTAGCTACAGTATCAAATTCAGGCGTACCTTTTTTGGTAGCGTTGTCTACAATCCACTGCGCGTATTGATCAGCGGTTGCCATTACTTTTTACCCCCACTAGGGTTAGCGTTAAGAATCGCATCCGCCGCGCTTCGTACAGCACTAGGCTTTGGTGCAACGCCATCTCTACTTGGAAGATTAACAGGCTCAGTGCTAATACCCGTTCCTTCTATTACAGATTTAGGTATTTTGTCTACGCGTTCTTTCCATCTATTCGCACTTGCAACAGCCGTCCTATATGATAAATCAGATAGTCTTTGCAAAGTTTTACTATCAAACGTAATGGTACCCGCGGTTGCTTTCTCTAAGAATTCTCTGTCGGTATTAGTAAAACCTTGTCCAGAGCCTAAATTAGAAGATTTAATATTCGCAAGTGTTTGACTAGCTAAAGAAGATATTAAAGTTTCGGTGTTAGCAATAGCTTCATTATCAGTACCTCCGGCAACTTTTAATGCTTTAGCCAACTGTAGTTTTATGTTAGCACCTGTTCCAGTAAACACTTGCCCGCTTTTTAGTATTTGCGAAATGCGATTAGCAGTTTCAGCTAATTGTGGCGCAGCGTCAGCAGCATCTTTTAACTTAATATCTGAGTCAGCTACTTTGCCCGCAAACTGTCCGCCATAAGCTTTTTCAGTGCTCAAAGACACATTAACATTAGTTCCTGGCGACTGTGTTGTGGCTTTTAATATTGCCGCATCGTATGTTTTACGGTTAGGGTCATTAGCAGGCAGCCTATCGCGTTCAGCAATAAGTTTACCCACATCAGTTTTAGGCGCGGTAAATTCCATAAATTTCTGCGTGCCCAATATTGATCTATTTATTAAATCTTCCATTGCTTTTGGTGACGCCGCCGCACGATTAATTTCCGCAAGTGAGTCTTCTTTTTTAACACCCATTTTAGTTAATAGAGGGCCTAATATTGGATCGTCATGAACACCATTATGTATAGCAAGGTATTTATCTGCTACATTTGGATCAGCAGGGTTAAGAGTTTGGTATATCTCTCTTGTTTGTTTTAATCTTTCTTGAACGGCTTTAGATTGTTTTTCTGATAAATCAAAAGGCTGCGCAGCTATTTCTCCTTTTAACTTATCACGCTTTAATTTTGCTTCGTCAAGTTCAGCCAGTTGTTTTTCAAATGCAGGTAGTTTAGCGCCAAATCCACCAGTAGCTAATTTTTGACGTAGCAAGTTTGTATCTAACCCGCCTTCAGACCTATACGCATCTTTATACGCTTGATTAAGCGCATTATTCATTTGCTGTTCTCTACCTCGTTCAGCTAATTGCAACGCGCCAAGCACGTTCTGCTGTTCCGCATTTCGCATTTGCGCGGCGCGTGCATTTTGCACGTCGGGCGACTCAATTTGAGCAGGGCGAAAGCCCATTAAAATACTTGTGTCTGCTGGCATATTTAGTACCTTGAATAGTCAGATGATGCGTTATTGACGCCGTACGTATCCATTATTCGATTAAATCTAGCGTCTTGCCTTTCTTGTGCTTGCTTATTACTGTAATAATTAGCTGCTGAACCTAACGCGCCTGATAAAGCATTAGCAGTCCCCATGTAGCCTGATGCGCGGATATTACCTGCATTCATTGCGTTTTCGCCTAATGCATTACCTAAATTACCCGCAACATTAGTTAAAGTATTGGCAGACGTTTGTGCTTGCCCTGCCAAGCTTTGCAATGGGTTTAAACGTGCTTGACGTTCAGCTTGGTAACGATTAAATGCATTTTGATATTCGCCAGATGCGTAGTTTTGACCAAACTCAGTAACGCCGCGCATTTGATTACCACCAAGTAATCCGCCACGCGCAGCAGCACTTCGATCCAACGCTTTAACGCCCTCACTTAATCTGAAAGCATAGCCTGGGTCTTTGTACATATCTTGGCCGGTAAACGACCGTGCTAATGCGCCGTAGTCTTTTGCGCCAGTATCGCCGCTAAGGCCAAGCAAATTCATTAACTCATTTTGACCTTTTAACCCAGCTTGACGAAACGGCTCTTGCAGTTCAGTTTGTTTCTCAAATATTTCTTTCTGAACGCGTGCTTGTTCGGCAGATGCAGCAAGTTGCGCATCCGCTGCGTTACCCGACGCATTTGCACCTATTAATGCGCTACCTATCGTTGCGCCTGCGACCCAAAAAGTCATATTGTCACCTCTAAAGGTTTAACTTTATTTCCAATAACGTACATGTCGTTAATATCCTCTTCAACTAACTCTGTTTCAGCTTCTTCTACTGTTGTAGATTCAACGCGGTGAAAGGTCATGCATAGCGCATCAGTTTCCGCGTACACTGCCCGCTTAGTGCCTGGCTTACTACATAACAGGTGTGGGCCTGTAATTGATTGCACACCTTCGTCTGTCGTAATTGCTACCGTGCCAGATACAATTAAATAAAAATGTTCTTTTTTATGGACTTTGCCAACAACTAATACGCCTGCTTCACGCCATACTTCGCGGCAATACATGCCGCCATGAAATGTATGCTTGGTAATCGGTTCGTATTGCGGCATTTTAGATAGCTCCGTCTGCAACGCAGCTACCCGTTCTCGCATAACGTCTGCCGTAATAACTTCACTCATATAGTTACCCATCTTGCGCCGCTAGAAACAGTTACTGCAAATCCAGACGCTACCGTAATCGGGCCACCTGAAATTGCTGTGCTACCGGCTGGAATTGTGTAATTTGATGATACCGTTTGACTATTGACAAATAAACCATTACTCGCTACCACTTCAGGAGATGTTAACTCTCCTGTGCTAGGTTTGTACAGCAATTTTGTGTTGCCAGTGTAAATTGTAGTTAAAGAACCTGACGTTGCAGCAGCAAAAGTTGGGTACAGATTTGTAGCTGTTGTTGTGTCATTTGTAATCGTTGCGCCCGAACCGCTAGACGCCGCCCATTTAATGCCCGTCGCAGTTGTAGAATCCGCTGTTAATACAAACGTATCTGTACCCACGGCTTGGCGGACATTGTCCGTACCATTGCTGACAATCAGATCGCCTTTTGTAGTAGCTGGCGACAACGCGTCAAATGCTGCGACTGCGGTAGTTTGCCCAGTTCCGCCATTAGCTATTGCTACTGTGCCAGTTACATTACCGGCGCTACCAGAAATATTACCTGTAATCTTAGAGCCTGCCAACGACGTGACCCAAGTTGGGTCAGCATAGCTGCCAGTTGTATACACGCCATTTGTTACCGTACCCGCATTGCCTGTCGTATCAACATTAATTGGTGACGGTAAACTTAGTGTTACGCCCCCTGTACTAGCGGAAACCGTTACTTGACTAGCCGTGCCAGTTAACGAGGTAACGCCTGAATTATTAATCGTAATCGCCGCCGAGCCGTTGTAAGTTGTACCAACGCTATACGAAATACCTGTGCCCGCCGTTAATGAGTTAGCAACGCTGCCCGCTTGGCCAGTTGTGTTTTGGTTAAGCGTTGGAATATCCGCCGCTACAACAGCGCGGAATGTCGGCACCCCTGCTGTGCCATTTGGTGCTGCAAGGAAAAAGTTAGCGGTCTTACTAGCGTACGGGTTTTGCGTATCGCCATAACCAGACGCCAAACTAATGTTTGGTGTAGCGCCGCCAGATGATACGACTGGCGATGTGCCAGTTACCGATGTAACCGCACCAGCATTAGTTGCATTGATAGTGATTGATCCGCCGCCATTAGTAATGCTAATGCCAGTACCTGCGGTAAGCGTAGATTTGGTAAGCGTGTTGCCAGTGCTATTACCAATCAATAACTGACCATCGGTGTAACTAGTTTGGCCTGTGCCGCCATTTAATACCCCAACAACACCAGTTACATTATCGGCAGTGCCGGTAGTGTTGACATTAATTGTAGCGGGTAAACTTAAAGTAACCGCACCCGTACTAGCCGACACGTTAACTTGACTAGCTGTACCCGTCAAAGAGGTAACGCCAGTGTTATTGATAGTTACCGCAGCCGAGCCGTTATATGATGTGCCGCTTAAGCCTGTGCCAATCGTTAAGGCATTAGCTAAGCTGCCAACACCTGTGACTGATGCAGGCGTGACGTTTTTCCAATAGCCTAATGTGCTGTCGTATTGGATTAAATTGTTGTTAACAAGGGTAGAAAATTGTACGTTTGAGTCGGTGCCGCCCAGTACAGAGCCTGGACGCAAAAGAACTTGGAAAGACCCAGAGCCGCCTAATCCTGCGGTAATAATGATGCCAACCTGCACTTTAATGCCTGGCGCGCTAGGCTCCACATTAGTCGGGTTGCCAGTGACGGGGTTGTACCAAATTACATCGTCATCTGCCCACGTTTCACCGTACGCTGCACCGTTGGTCGTAATGCCACGAACTACACCAAAGTTAGTAACCCGCCCAAAACCGTTTAATGCAATATCTTCTGTAGCAACACCAACAATAGCGTTTATATCGGTGATGTTTGCAATCGTAGGCGCAAACGTAACTGTACCGCTAGACCCCACCGTGCCGGTGTGGTAAACAATTTGAAGAGGTGAATCACTAATAGCTGCGCTTGCTTTACCGTAGACAAATAACTCTTCGCCAACTTGCTGGGTAATGTTGCCACCACCCATGCCCATATTCCAATTGCCGGAAGTTTGGTCATACCACATCCGGCCAGCAGCTAAAGTTGTGCCGGAACCATTACCCATTTGAATATAGGTTGGGCTAGCAATGCTGCCCGTAATACCTGATAAAGATGTGATGTCCGAGTTAGCGCCTGAAGCCGCTGCACCTAAGTTTGTACGAGCATCCGCCGCTGTAGTAGCACCTGTGCCACCGTTAGCTATTGCAACCACGCCGCTAACATTACTGGCGGAGCCGGTAACATTAATATTCCAAGTGCCAGACGCTCCTGTACCTGTAAGGCTTGGCACGCCTAAATTTGTACGAGCGTTTGCTGCTGTAGCGGCGCCTGTGCCGCCGTTAGCGACGTTTACCGTGCCGTTGAGGGTTATAGTGCCATTAGTTGTGATCGGGCCGCCAGAGGTCGTTAAACCTGTTGTACCACCTGATACATTGACTGAGGTGACTGTGCCGGTACCATTACCACCACCACCGCCTTCATTAACTTTGTTTAGTAAGTTAAGAAAAAAGCGATACCAGTCCCTTGACACAACGCCATTGGTTGAAATGGCTGATTGGTTCTTAGGTAGTTGGGGTAGATTATCTGAATTAGCCATTAGTGCCGGTCAAAACTAATTCGGCACCCGTAATCGCTAACTTAACTGGATCGGTGCCAGACACTTCATACACTCGGTCACGCAGCTTTTCTGTCATGCCCAATCGACGCCAAAATGCACGATAGCCGTACGAGCCTATTTTGCCCATGCCAGTCCAATGCTCGTTTGACCATGTGTGGCCGCCATCATCAGACCAACGCAGCATAACTTGAGGGTCTTTACCTTGACCACTATTTACACCCACGCCGGTTTCGCAATTAAGCTGCAAAGTGTGTTGAGCGGTACGCTTATAGTTGTTTGTGCCTGTAGGTAGTGCGCGCCATGACCGTAACCATTTCTGTGGAAAGTCGCCATCAGAAAATTGATCTAAATCATACGCGTAGATATTGCCGTTTTGAAAGTCGCCAACTACTACTTCGTTGTTAAAAAACATTTGGCAGTTCGCACGGTGGCGGATAAATTGACCATTAGCAAACCCCGCACGCTCATGCCATGCGCCTGTAGCTACATCAAACACCCAAGTTTTTTGAGCGGTTGGAAACGTCAATACATAGAATGAATGACCGTCTTGCTGATAAGTAAACGCAATTGCGTCAGAAATTGTGCCATAGCTTTGAATAGCAAATTCAACCGCATGGGTAGATATGCGTTGCCCCGCATAGCCATTGGCTCTAAACACAATACCTTGGCCACGCGCATCCGCGCCTAACCAATATATTGAGTTATCCATTCTGGCTACAGAAAATGTTGCAGCGCAACCATATTCATTAACTGCACCTTGAATACGAGCTAATGGGAATGGAGTAGTCGCTGCGTTATACCAGACTTCAACAGACTGAGTACCAAACAACCAAACTTCGCGGTGGTCAACAAATAGTGACACCAGATTGTCCGGCATACCTTCAGCACTGGCAAAACTTAATGGATCAATCTGTGTGCCATCAAGCAGTTCAGACGTCCAAAATTTTTGTGAGTTAGGCTCTTGGAATATAAAATACCCATCAAGATAACCAACTGTTACCGCACCAGGAAAGTCTTCATCCTCAATTTCAGCAAGCTCTTCCGAAGCAGCATCGTAGATATAGCCTTTAGGATTGGCTGCAATAAATAACTGCGTGCCGTTATCCACCATTGACACTGGGCCAGTGCCTGATATGCCACCTATTTGCGTAGATGACCAATCTGAATTAATTCTATAAAGTCTGCTACCCGATACAGCATACGCATAGTTACCATATTGCCACAGTCCACGAATAGGACCTGTGCCAACTTTGGATAGCTTACGCAACCCAGGCGCGCGGTTAAGGTAAGCAGGCTCATTACCGTCCGGTGCCGGTATCGTCTCAGGATACATGTTGATCATACGGGCATCCGCAGCATTGACGCTGCGGGCGACGTACGACTGGCCAAGGATTGGCGTCTTCATAAATTAATAGTTACCGGCGTAGATGTTGAAACGCTGACGGCTTGCCACGATCGAGTAAGGCATCGACATAACATCATCAGGATTATTGATGCGTTTCAGATTACGCTTAGACGTCATCGCAATACGTTGTACAGTCTGTGGTGGCTCAACACCAAACTCAGCAGCAATTTCGCACGCTAAGTTGTACTTGAATGCACGCAAATAGCCTGGCGGGAAGAATAGTTCTGTGTTTAACGTAGCCGGATTATCCAACTCTTGAACGGATATAAAATGCCATTCCAACAAACGCGTAGGTTTTGGATAAATAGTTAGTTGAACATTGGGGTAAGTCATGTTTACAAACATAACTTGCGGATAAGTAGACGTTACTGTCTTAACCGCAATACCGTTGTATTGCTGTTGATTAATCAGCTTAATACCAAACGACACATTTGTTTGTGGGTCGCGGAAATAAGTTGCATCGTCAATCAAAACTGGACGCAAGCCAACAAAGTCGCCCGTAGGTCCAAGATCGCGAGTGATTTCATCCGGCGGCCACATAAATACTTGGTCTTGTGTACAAAACACTGTCAGACGTTCAGTATTCCATGAATCAACCATCTGATTCATAGCTGTCAATGCATCTTGAGCCGTTTGTGCGGATGGGTCTTCGCCTTCAGCCAGTTGGCCTATTAATCGAAGCGCGGCTTTTATCTGGTCGAAAGCTGTTGCCATACTAGGCTCCTATTGCGGGTTCTTTTCGTCTGCGCTTTTGAACTTCCAGAACATTTACTGGAACCACCTCTTCGGGAGCCGAGGGCGTGTCGTGAGTATACCTCACCCAACCGTTTTCTTCATCTGCAACAGCTTCTAATTCCATTGTCGCTACTTTAGTGCCGTGCACATCGTGCCGTAAGTATATGTTCATAGTTTAGATGGGGGCCGAAGCCCCCAATATTTTTAGCCAATACGCCAGTTAGTACCGTCGCAAAATACTGGGACGACATTTGAACCGCCAGCAGCAACGACAGCGCCGATGCCTGCGGTTAACGCCGCGTTAGAATTTGTGACAACTGAACGTGTGCCAAGTAATGCAGCAGAAGCGGCAGGTAACTGCGCTACTGTGTATGCTTGAAACTGAACGTCGTCAAACAACGGATCAGCAAAAGCAACACCTATGGCTTTAGTATTTGACATAATTTTTCCTTTAAAAACGGGGGCCGAAGCCCCCATCAGATTTAGCCAGCTACGCGATAGAAAACAAAAGTGTTTTCAGCAGTTTTACGAACACGCCATGTAGCGGATGTGTTTGCAGAAACCGCAGCTACGCCAACAATAGTACAGCCAGTGTTAGCTGTTACTGTTGCAGCGTTAGTGCCACCGATATTGATGATTGAAAAATCAAACGAGCTATTAACTTTCATGCTGCTAAAAGCATTCTCTATGTCAGTGCCTAAAGGTACTGTCAAAGCTGCTGCTGCACCATTGTAAGTAATAATTTCGGTTGCTAATTCAGCGGGGGTTAAAGTTGCTGCTGCGGTTTTAGCCGTAGGAGCTACTTGGGTGCCCATAATAATTTCGTTTAAATTGCCAGCGCCTACTTGATAGCCGCCTGAACCATTTGGAAGTGCCATGATATTTTCCTTAAAAAAGTTTTAAAAAGAGGGCCGAAGCCCTCCTTCAGCTTAGCCCCAGAGACGGACGCCCATTTGTGGACGAATTGTGCTGTAACCGTATAGAACGTCAATACGGCAAGGCATACGATCGTTGTTGATATCGTATTGACGAACAATACGCATCGACACGCCGTTATGAACTTGGCGAGAAGCCATGTCCACACCTTGTGGCATTAACAAGTCAGCGGTAGCAAACGTGATCGCATCTTTGTGATAGACCAAGTTCTGTGCGTACTGGGTTGAAGCTGCACCAATAAAGGTAACTGCTGCATTGTCGGCTGGGAAGGAGCTGATGGTTGCCAAAGCTTGATCAGCAGTGTACATAGCTGGGGAAATAGCTACGTTTGTCCAAGCACCGCTAGAAGCCGTAGCAGTAGAAGTTACAACAAACTGTTGCAATGCGCCTGTTGACTCACGAGTTTGTGGGTTAACGGCAAATACACCAGCGATAGTAAATACGTCGCCAACTGCGATTGTAGCTGCACCAGTGCCGCCATCGAGGTTGATGGTTGTTTGACCTTGGGTAGTAACAGCGCCGTTTACCAAAATGGTGTCGGCAGTTGAACGTGTACCAGTGGTGTGTTGCTTGATTGACTGAGACATATTGACTTCGTCGAAGCCCAATACGCCAGTGCCCATCATGCCGTTCTTGAATTGCTTGCTGATTGTATCTGTTGGGTTAAACAGACCTTTCATGCCTTCAACCAGACCAGCGTTAGCTGCTGGGTTAACAGTTGCGTAACGTGGTGACATTACGGCTGCTGCTTCGTTTAGCTTTTGTTGCGCTTGCAACAGAACTAAAGAAGTTGAAGGTGTTGTGCCTGGTGTACCAACTGATGCATAGATGTTCTTGTATGCATTAGCTACGTCAGCGTCGATAGAAGAAGCCAACTGGGAGATACGTGGTTTCAATACACGCTCTGCAAAGTCATCTAACTGCATGGTCAATTCAGCAGAAGTGAAGTTAATACCGATGTGCTTTTGATTAGCTACGGTCAGAGTTGTGAATTGTTCGTTGTCGTCCTGAGTTTGCAGGGCAGCGCCGTCGGTTACTAAAGCACGATCCGGTAAACGAATACGCAGTGTAGAACCAATTTTTGCGCCTTCAACAGCGAAAGAGTCGTCATATTGACGGTTTACGTTACGGGTGAGTACCAAGTTGTTCTCGAGGATTTCGAGAGCTTTTCTGGTAATCATGTCGATGGTTAGAATCGAATTTGCCATGATAGTTCCTAAAAAAGAAGTTAATGTTTGCGTTGAGCTTCCCACTTCCTAATTTGACGCTGACGCTCCGCTTCAATCCACTCTGATGTACTCATACTCTTTGTAGAGCGAGGATCAGTTGTGTCATAAGACGGCGCTCCAGTGCCGCGACCTGATATAGGCGCAATAGGCGGTGGTGCGCTAGTTGTTTTCTTTAAGACTGGTTCTGAAGCTAATTTGGCTTCTAATTTACCAATCTCTTTAGCCTGCGAGTATGGCGTTAGCTTAGAAATACGATCAGCTTCGCGTGGATTTGACCCTAAGTAATAAGCTAGGTCTGGTCCAACATCCGACATCTGGATTGTTTCCGCCATCACAGCCGTAATTGGAAGCTTAGGGTTGTATGCAACTTGTTCGAAGTCTTCATACTTTGACCTAGCGTCTTCTTCACGATCGTGGTAAGCCTCTACCAAGTCCATTCGCTGTCTTTCAGCTTCACGTTTTGCCAATAATTCTTCTGCTTTACGCTCAGCCAATGCTTCAGCATATGCGTCAACAGATTCGAATTGATCGACAGGCGGAAGTTCAGACACCGGCGGTGCTTTGCGCGACTGTTCTCTTTCCCACTTGCGTTGCTCTCTTGCAAGCCGTTTTCCAACGATTGCATCTAACTCTTCTTGTGTGAAGGTTTTAGATTGCTGTTCGTTAGGTTGTTCGGTTTCCGGCGCAATTATTTCGGTTTCAGGGGCAGCCGTTGCTACCTGTTCCGACGCGGGTTCTGCCGCTACTTCGTTTTGAATCTCATCTGACATCTTTGATTCCTAAAGAATCCTCGGTGAACCTCACCGATAAGGTTATTCCCAAATAACTGTTGCCGTAACTGTACCACCGATTACTACATAAATGCCATCTTTTGCATATGCGCCATCTAAAGGCAGCAAATACGAAGTGGCAGCAGCAGGGGTAAAGGTACCTAAAATTATTCTAGTGGTTGTTGCTGCGGCTGAATCATAAACCGTAATTGTTGGGGTGCTAGAAGCTGCGCTGACAAAAATACCTTTCAGCTTACCTGCCATTGGTTTAATGTTGGCCGAAGCCGTTATATATGCGTAATTTGCCATGATTAGCCCTATGCTAAATATTTAAGTTTGTATAGCGTTGACATATACAAACCTTCGATCTCGTCGATGATATTGTGCAATGCCGTGCATTCTTTTTCAACCACATCATAACGAACTTTGTGGATTTCTTCGAGTTGGTCTTCTAAAAATTCAATAATATTGCCAGTTTTTTTGGCAGACATCAAAGTTATTGGACCAACCAAACCATATTTACCCTGATACGCCTCGGTAAATTTATCCGCAAAATCTACAATCTCGTCATAAAACGTGTTTAAAGCCATGTGCTTTGAAAAGCTGCGCGTGTTCAAATGCACGCTGTGTGCAACGTCCCTAGCTAAAAAGAACATTCCTATAAAATCTGCTGGCTTCATTGTGGCATTCCTTGTTCTGGTGGTGGCATCATCTGCTCTTCAGGCATCATCTGCTCTGGCGGGGGCTGCATCATCTGTTCGCCCATCTCCATTGACATATTTTCTTCACGACTTGGCATTTCAGCCATCAAATTGTTTGATTCCATTGCAGCAGCAACCACACCCATTGCAATATCTTGAATTTGCTGCTCAGTCATGCCCGCTTGAACCGCAGAAATACGCTTAGTTTCTGCATCAAACGCCTTGATTTGAGCTTCAAATTCTTTACGTTCCATGTCCTGAACTTCAATCGATTTGCCGACATTTTGCATCATTTCATGCAACTGGTTCAACTCTTGAGCCATTGCTTCCATCTGTTGCTTAGCTTGCTGCATCTCTGGCGATTCGTCAGAGTCAGCCATAATCTTAGGATCAATGATTTTAGCAAAACGCTTAGCCATTTCCTGCGCGCCTGGCCAATCCATGTTCTTGATAAACAAGTCGCCAGCAACTGACCACAACTGTGGGTTGCTTTGCAGAATCATGCCCATTGCATCCAGTGCTTCCTGACGCTTGGTCATGTAGCTCGGACCCGTAGTCACAACAACGTCGTACTTACCAACCGATGGGTTGTAAATCTTGTCGATCTCGATGCCTTGGTTATCAACAATTTTCTTAACTGGTTCTGGCTGAGTCGGGTCAATTTTGACCATATCTGTCTCACCGTCCATGCCAATAATACGAGCGACGCGTTGTGTGTCGTAAATCTTTGGAATGATGTCAACTAACTGACGTGTGACGTGACGAATAGCGCGTGCCAGATTGTCCACGTAATGATAAGTGCCAGTATCAGACTGACGCTCTCTTGCCATGATAGCTTTGCCGGAACGCTCATTAGATGTTTGACCCAAGCTAGTATCATATTGACCAGTCGTCGATTTAATATCATCCGATGCCCCCATCTTGGCCTGAATCAGACCAGTTTGTGGCAGTGGGGGCGCTGCGCGCTGCGGTAATGGAAGCACTGCACCATTTCCGTCAGTTACATCAGGATTTACCTCTAAATAAGGCCAATTCTGCGTGTTTGCAGTCTTCCACTGCATTTCGTAGCCTTCAAACTGGCCACCGTAGCCAATAAATGGCGCTTTTGGCGCCAATGCAAGCATTTCTGCCTCTTGCGACACCCAATAGTTGTACATTCTTTGGGCATCTTTGGCATTTCTGACCAATCCAGAGATGTAAATACGACCGTCAACTTGGAATTCGTTACCAACTACGCGTACAACAGGGATAAATTTACCCACCCAGTCGCGTTGCTCTAACATTTCATACCCGTTTGTCTTGCACCACTTCACACGTTGCGCATCTACTTCACGAGTACGCAAGGGTTTTACGCCCATTTCCTTTAGCTGCTTAGCTTCCGGTGAGCCTTCAAACGCTGTGATGTTGCCAGGGTATAAATGTAATGTTGCCTTGTCGTATTCGACGTAGTAATACTCAGCAATACGAACTGTGTCTTCATTAATCCAAACATTAATGCTTTGATCGCCCACGCCTAATGACTGCAAGCTAGAGATCGGTGTGCCGTCTGGGAACATGCGCTCATAGTCTGCGCGCAATATGTCTTCAGTTACAAAACACCATTTTGCATCCGAGCCGCATGGGTCTTGGATGGTTGGGTCCATGTATACAGAGAAGGAATTACGTACACGCATGATCTTGATGTCTTGATCAAACGAGTTGTCGTCACAGTATTCCGTAATGATACGGATGTAGCCTTCGCCGTAACTTACTTGGTTTTCGCAGGCGGTGTCGTAGGCGACGTCGGCATCAGATATGTACTCGATGTGGCGAACCATGCCGTTATATATTTCTGCGACTTCTGGGTCTGCATTGTCGTCGGCAGGAATAACTTTGCCGCTCGGACGGTTTTGTCTTTGGTCGTTGGTGACTTGTCGGACATGCTGAGGCAGTTTATTGATTGTCAAACATGGGCGTGCATTAATCGTTTGACCTTGCACTGCACCACGGGTAGCTAATACATCTGATGGCCACTGCCAGCGATTATCTGGTGAGCCTGCGTAAAATTTTAAATCGTCTAATTCATCGGAGCGGCTGTCAGACAGTGCAGAGATCGCCATTTGCAGGCGGTTACGCATCGTCGCTAATACGTCTGACTCGCTTTTGCTGACATCAGTCGGCTGTGGATTACCACCCACATTCGCAACTTTTGCCGCCGTATTGATGCCAGTATAGTCCATTACTTTTTGCCTTTTGCAGGTTTTGATGCCGCGCGTTTGGTTGCGTAGGCTATTGCCACCGCTTGTTTAACCGGTTTGCCCGATTTTACCTCAGCCTTGACATTTTCACGAAATGCTTTTTCAGATTTTGATTTAATTAGCGGCATTATTTACCTTTCTTAGCAGTCTTAGCAGACTCTTTAAAATCCTTCTTGGTCGGCGCGCCTGGTGTGCCTGGCTTTCTCATCTTCTCGTTAGAGCCTGCTTTGATGCGTTCGCGTTTAGCATGAATGTTTGCGTAAAGACCGTTTTTCATTAGCATTTCCACCTTTTCAAAGATGCCTTGGCGCGGGTTGCATCGCCTTTAGCGTTTTTCACCACGCCTTCCATACGGGCGCAGAATGATTTCTTTCTGCCTTCGTCTGCTTTAGTCTTAGGGCTTGGCGCAGGCGCTTTCAAGTTAGACCCTGTTGCGGCGTTATACTTCTCACGTCCTTTGGCGGTTAGCCCCGCACCTTTAGACACCGGCAACTTCTCGCCTCTACCTACGCTTAACGACACACCTTTTTTTGTCGCCATCTTAGCTCCCCATCCAGCCGGTCGAGGCTGTTTGCTGTTGATATGAACGCGGTGCATTTCTGGCGCCGCGATCATAACTAGATTCTCTGTGTGCTACAGGAAACGCAAAGGTCACTGCTAATGCATCCGCCGCATCTGGTGAGGCTAAACCGCGTGACTTCATTTCCTTCTTGCCTTCTAAATAAATCGTCCCTGACGAGTCCGGCTTTTTCATCGGTCCAGTCAAATCAGCTTTTAGCTGTCGATCGTTCGGTATACTGGCAGTCTTCAACCAATCCCGCATCGCACCCCACATCTCTGCGCGCTTGTTTCCCCACATGACAGGCTTGCTTGATTTCCAACCAAAGTTAACCCCACGCACTTTGTATCGCTGTTCTTTTAATCTGTCAAGTATCCCGTAGCCTAGACCACCTTCGTCGATCACTGTCAGTGCTGGCCGGTACTCTTCAATCGCATCAATCACTCGACCGACGGTTGTCATTGTGTCTTCGCCGTGAAAGCGTTTGATTGCCACCAAGTCTCGACCTTGCCTGACGACTATTACGGTCGAGTCCGCGCCGCCTCGAGCTGGGTCAACGCCGAGAATAATTGGCGCCGTCGCATCCTTGTATTTCTCCCGACTGCCGGCATCGTCGACAAGACGTGCACCAATAAACTGATCTTCGCCAGCCGTTGGGAATTCACCGTAGACCTCAACCCTAGCCTGTGGCGAATCCTCGCCATATTCCGCAATGATCTGCTCATATACCTGTTTGTCCGTATCTTCTACTGTGCGTGAGTCAATATTGCGCGTATTCCAAAAGTTACGTTTGGCGTGGAAACACTCATAAAAGTACCCTTGGTTTCGACGCGGGTTGGAGAACGCAAACCAATATCTATCTAAAATCGGTTCGGTAAAAAAGCCCGCACCAACCGACCAGATCGGGTCTGGAATACCGGACGCCTCATCAAAGATCAACATCATCCCGTCGTGGTTGTGCACACCGGCGTAACTGTCTGGATTTTCTTCCGACCAGAGTTTACCTTCCGCCGCCCAGTAACGCGTACCCTTCTTCAAGTCCCGCTCAACCAACTCCGTGATCCACTTGGCTGGAACCAACTTAGTCGCCGATATTTCCCACCAGTGATTATTAATAATCATCGCCTGCCATTTGGTCAACTCACCCCAAGTGACTGATCTAAGCTGCGCTTCACTGTTGGCCGACACAATGACTGACGACCCGATGCGGGTTGTCAACATCCACAGGATTAGCCAACTAACCAAAGCGGATTTGCCGATACCACGACCAGACGCAATCGCCAGACGCAGTGCTTCCATGTCTAACTGGCCTCGGTTTTCTTTGATGTGATTGGCGATTGAGCGCAGCGTTTGCCGTTGCCAAGTGCGAGGGCCTTTGAAGTGAGCTAAGGGCGTGTTGGGTTTGCCCCAAGGAAAGGCGAACAACACAAACGCTTCTGGATCATCCGCAACTTGCGGCGCCCAGAGTTGCGCCATTAGTAGTTGCTCACCTTCTGAATCATATATCGGCAGTTGTGCCATGCGTCGCTTTGGTTGGTAATAATGTAGGAGACTGCTCAGTGATCAGCCCGTCAATGACGCGCTGACAGTGAACGCGAAGCGTCTGCGTTCTTGCGTGACGCAGCCCGTAACGGCGACGCCAAGGCAGCGTTAGCTATTCTCCAGCACGCTCATGGCTGGACGGCCAAGCAGGAAATCAGCATCGACGTTTATCAGAAGATC